ATCCTGCACATCAAGTTCTTGAATTGTACATCTAGCAATATTCTTTCTAGCCATTTGCCTTACTGTTCCTGGTGAATCAGGGAATATTCTGACAAAGAAATCTTCATCACCTTCAGTATCATAATCTAAAAATGTTCTAACATCTAAGGTTCTACTAGAAATACCTGGAGCAAATCCAATAATACCACTAGCCTCCTCATAGTCTTTTACTTTCTTAGCGGTTCCATTCCTAGTTGAGAAGGTAACACTAGAAGCAACATCAATTTTACCCCACCTAGTTATCTCAAAAGTAGCAATCTGACCTTCCTGAACAATAATATCTTCTATTGAATATCTAATAATATTACCACCTGGATTCTCTTGTATACCACCAACAAATACAACATCTGTTCCATCAATCGTCTTACCCTCAGAAGCATCATCACAAGTATATTGAGTCCAATCAGCTTCAATATCCCCAAGAGCCCCATCCTCTAAAGAATTTAATAGATTATCTAAGAAATCCTCTCTCTTATCTGTTTGTCCTGTAGTACAAACCGCAGGTGTCTTAGCACAATCTGATGGTGGACCTTCACAACTAATACCGAGAAGCTTTAAAACAAAGTTAATAGCATTTCCAATCATATTCAATGGAGCAGCAATAGCACCAAGAATATCTTGTAATGGTCCTAAAATATTGCTCAATAGATCTGTCATTAATGATTGTATCTTACCAACAATACCATTAACAAACTTATCAACCTGACATGCTGTTTGCTTATACAAATTAAAGAGATAACCAAATATAATATCCTCTAAGAACTTAGCAAGACGATCACTAAGATCTGCCATCTTACAACCAAGTTCCTTCAATGCTTTATTAAAAAACTCAGTAACAGGAGTTAATGATAATCCATCAACTGCTGGTCTTAATATTGCTTTAGTTATAAGCTTAACTGCTTTCTTTATCTGTTCCAGAACAAATCCCTTTATCTTAGCAACAAAGGATCTTATAAGACGAATTGCTTTATTAACATACTTTCTTCCTATATCCATCGCATCATTTAATTTGCCACTCAATTGACCAACTACATAATCACCTAATTGTCCATCGTTATCCTGAATATCACGAAGCATTTCACCAAATAATCTGGTGAAAGTCTTTTTCATATCAGTTTCTTTACCACACTTATCTGCTACTTCAACACAAAATTGAATGCCACCAGGGTTAGCAGGTGTATTCTTACTATGAATAGATTTAACACCTTCATCAACACCAACAGACTCTTCCCTATCTGTACCATCACCAAGATGTCCAGTTTCAGTAATTGAAGGTTTGTTTTTGTCCTCAACTAACTGATCATATACTATCTTATTCTCTGGATTGAGAAAAGTAGTAAATGATTTACACCCAGACTCACTTGGTGATGGATCATCACTAACATCTTCACCATCAGAATTAGGATCTCTTCCTATACTACCAATAATAACAGGTTGTTGCTTATCAATATCCAAGAAGAAACCAACAACCCAAGCACCTGGCTCAAGTTGTGTAGTTACTGAAGTTGCTGCTCCTGTGATATGCGGTGCATGTACAGGCATCACAACTCTTGCCCAAGGGAGATCTTCAGACTTTACAGTATTACAATCTCTTGGGTGTATTCCAACAATCCTAACTTTCCATCTGTCTCCACCCTTTGCATCATCTGCCTTAACAGACTCAACCTGACCGATCCACCAATTGAATCCGTCAGAACCTATTTGATTTACTGGGTAAAGACTACTAGCTTCAGTCATCGTATACTAAACATTCAGGCTCATCTGGGTGCATCTCACAGAACAATTCAATAGCATTAGGATCGTGATGATCTCCTGCTACTATCTCGTCATGATGATGCTCTTCATAAACTTCTAATTCATGCAACTCTTCCTTGTAATGCCGCCTAGCAGCAGGGTTGAGTTGTGGATCCTCAAGGATCTCTTTATCTTTTTTAATATGTGCTTCTATTGATTCCATATAAGTTACCTATAGTACTTTGCTTTCTTTTTCTTTGATTCCATAGGAATCTCTGATCAAGTCTAACACAGTTAGTACCCTTCTTTGCTCAATGTCAAACTGATGGTTAAGATTCTTGATTAAATAGGTTCCACTATGTTCTGGATCCCACATATCTTCATCTCTCATCATTTCAGGAACTTGATTGGGTATTCTGATATCAACCTTATCACCAGCAAATAATTCTAGTTGTCCTTGTAAGGATATAGTTACTTGCTGATTAAACATTATACCAGCTCTTGAGAAGGATTGTGCAAGAAAATGCTTTTGATAGTCAGGGAAATCTGACTCATCTTTAGCAATTTTAGTGCCATTATACCATTTCTCATCATCAACCACTGTTGACATAATTCTAGTTGGGTATCGTGATAGTTTAGTTTGTCCTGCTGGCAATCTTGTTTGACTACCTAGGTGTATCATATCCTTCCACGTATCTGCTAGAGAATATATCGTTTCATCATACTTGCCAGTATTTATGTTGAAATAGCAAACTAGAGATGAATACGTTCCTTCCCTCATTTGCTTTATCATATCAATTTCCTGAGTAAAGACAATTTCATGTATTATATCAGGATCAACTTCAGTCTGACTATTATTACCAATATTATAAGTAAATTCTTTAACTGATGGCTTACCATCAAACTCATCTTCCTTAGTTGAACACAAGGAATCAAAAGATTTAAATACAAATCCCTTTCGTGTTTGATAAAAAAGATATCCAGCAGTACCACTAGCTTTAGAGGTTTCTCCCCTCACATCACTATTTTTGGTAAGTCCCTTTTCATCTGCTGTTATTGCTCCAGATCCACTAGATCCTTTAGATGGTGCAGTAGTTTTAGCAGAAATAGTCTTAGTCTGGATTGATCTAATAAGAGCAAATGGACTTTTCTTGGTTGGTATAACTTTAAAAGAAGTTGCTGAAGGTTCTGTATCTATTTTATTCTCAGGAACTCCTAAGTATTCTCCCAATATCTTAATTACAGCAGAAGAAGTTTCTCCATTAACTATTCTATTAACATGAAGTCCCTCATTAACAAGACCTTCTTCGGATATTAAAGCAAGAGTATATATTTGTTTCCTGTCCTGTCCTATCCTATTTCCAACAGCCCAAACACGAAATGTATATTCATATGGTAAATTGTCCTTTTCTACCTCAACAATAACTTTCTCCCATCCTGTAATAGGCATTGAGGAAACCAAATTCTCTGCATTATCAACAACAACCATCTCCCCACCGAATGCTGGTAACATAATATCTTCATGGTATTGAAAATGAGTAACCATTGACATAATGTTTGCATATGGTTTTTCATCATCACCTGCTCTGTATATTGAAATAGCTTTTAGCGAGAAACTATCGCCAAACGGTTCGTTATCTACTGTCATTGTACCACATAAGCCTTCTGATAGTATCTATCATGAGATGCCCTTGCCCTAGTTTCTAATGCCGATACATTTACCTTTTGACTTTGAGTCTGAACTGAATTGAGATTAACAGAAGAAGGTACTCCCTGTGATTCTGAAGAGCTTGATATCAATTCATCCTCCTCACTAAATCTTGATTCTGATTCAAGACGTAAGGACTTTCTCATATTAAGATCAGATGCATGAATCCCATTAGAAGTACCATTCAAATGTCCATCTAGTGTACCATCTGCTAGAGATGCTGGATTCATCAACTCATTAAGTATCAATCCAACAAAACCACCTTTTGCTGCACCCATTGATCTTATTGCATTAAGTGGTCTTTCAACTACTTGACGACCTAATGGTGTTGGTCCCGATTGGAATCCACCAGGATTAGCTTGACCAGTCAACATTTGTTTAACTGTACCGTAACCAGGCATACCCCTTAAAGGATTCCATATTCCTTTTCCTACTCCTTTAGTATACTGACGTTGACTCCAATCATTCTTGATAAGATCTCTCCATCCCATCGCTCCTTCCTTAGCAGTCCTACCACTATTCCACCAATTACTTATTGAATTTCTAGAATTGGTGATTGAATTGCTACCACCATATCCACGAGTCCCACCACCATATCCAGCAGTCTTGGTTCCACCACCAGTACCTCTTCTAGTTCCAATTTTTCCACCTCCTCCTCCACCAAAGCTAACAAAACTAAGAAGTTTTTGGAACCAATTCTTCTCTTCCTTCTTCTCACCTTGTTCTCCAGCTTCTATTTTTCTGTTCTCTCTATCAGTTTCAGTATTAATACCTTGTTCCAAAGATCCTGCAACTGCATTGGGAACACCAAATACATTAGCAAGATTCTTTGTTACTGCTGAAACCTGTGCAGCTGCATATTGAGGAACTGGTCCCATACTAGAAGCAGCTCTGCCCATGAAATTCATCATAAAGATACCCATAGTCTCAGGTACTAAAGACAAAGAATCTTGTAACTTTTCTACTGCTTCCTTAACTTCTGGACTATCAGAATATTTCTCCTGCCTTTCCTCGTAAATAGGTCCAACAGATGAAAGGTCACGAGATGCTACCTCCAATTTAGGTTGTGGCATCCAATTATTAATATTCTGAATTGGTGGTCTTGCATTCTGAGAAACTTGTAAATCCTTTCCATCTTTATGTTTAGCATTATCAATAGGAGTTATATCAATTCTTTCATTCTTATGTGCTAAAAGATTAATTGGTACACCACTATCAGGAACATTACTTGTTGTCACACCATGATAACCAGATTTGGCTTGTATATCTGGTTCCCAAGGATCAGGTAACATAGAATCAGAAGGATTTATATTTTTACGGTCATTTACCTCCTCCATCTCATTCTGCTGCCTTACATCACCTGCATTCTCATTCAATCCTACAAATGAATTTGGTAAATCACCTTCTACTTGCTGTGCTAAGTCCTCTGCTTTAGCAGCAACCTTAGCATCTGATATTTCTTCCTTTTTAATTGCATTTTGCTCTCTCAAAGCAGCAATAATAGCATCAAGTTTATGCTCTACAGTATCTCCAGTCTCTTCCAGCATCTTGTGTGTGCCAGCAAGACTATCCTTTGCCGCAATTACAACCTCTTCAGTATCACCAACCTTTCTAGTAATCTCAGCAAGAGAAGTCTGTAATGATAATGCTAAAGCAGCTAAGAAATTACCTAACTTCTCATCCTTAACCTTTACTGCTTCCTGCTTTTCAGTTGTATTAGTAACTCGTTTCTTTACTGCTTCTTGTAATGGTGCAGCTTGTGGTGAAGCATTCTTACCGTAAGTTAAAGGTATCTGGTGTTTTAATGAAGCTCCAACAGATACTTCAGGAAAAGGTTGTCCTGCCAACCTATTCATTAAATAACGACTGGTTGGCTTTGGTGTGTCTATTGGACTAGCAAATGGTCTAGATTGACCTCTAGCAAAATAACTAAAATCATTCTTATCATACTGAGGCATTTGCCTCTGAAATCTTCTAGGAAGTCCAGCAGTCATCTGCATTTGCAATGCTCTACTGAAAAATTCACCTGGACGCAACTTAGGATCAAAAGGATGCAACTCATCTCCCTGTTGTGCTGCAAACATCTGTGCCTGTCTTTTAGCCTCAGAAGCAGTATTACTAGCTTTATAAAGTTGTCCTGCTATTACAGAACCCAAATCACCAGAATATGTCTTAGTATATGTTGCCATTTAACCTGCCAATCTCTTTATATGAAGATCCTCACCAGTTTCTCCCATAGAACCATAATCAGAACCAGTAGGTATATTAGGAGAACTTGATGTTTCTATTGTTTGTGTAATATAAACAATAGAAGTCTTACCTTTAGAAGAAGATTTCTTCATATCATTCATAGAAGAACTACCTGATTGCACAACTGATGATTTATTATTAGGTACTGGACTAATATTACTACTTATATTATCAGGAACAGGTGGTAATGGTGGTGGTGTACCAAGACTATTACTTATTTCCTTAGTTGGGGTCTCCTTCTGCTCTGGTTCTTCTGGTTTTAACTTATCTAAAAGACCATGTGGTGTTGATCCATTTCCACTCTGAACTAACTTTGCTATGGTAACCCAATTACGATATGGGTTGAGCACTATCTGGTTCAAAGAAATCAACACTAGTATGCCATCCAGACATGTTACCAGCATTTTTAGGTTGCATCTGAGGTACGCCAGGTACATCAACACTTACAAATCCAACTTTTCCTAATAACTGTCCTGCTGCTACTGATTGGTTTTCTCTAACATTAATTCCACCATCAGGGAAGTGTGAGTACAGGGAATCAAAAAACTTACCATTACTAGGATCCTTACTTCTAACTATTACAACATTACCATATCTCTCACCATATTTTCTATTCACTTCAACAACTACACCTGGAAATAAATTATAATTGTTCTTATAATCACGGAAACTAAAGTCAACTCCCGATTCACCAGACTTATCTATACCCTGCATACTCCAAAACTCTATTGTTGAACGCTTCCCTCCTAGTATTTTTTCTGAAGGGATAACTGGATCTCCTCCTGTACCTTTATTTGTCTTATTATCACCATTCTTATTGCCATCATCTTTTTTTTCTGCTGTATATTCTGACTTATCTTGTATACCAGGCAATTTCAATCTATCAGAGAAACTAGTAGCAGAAACAGTAGTTACATTATTAGTTCCACCACCCATATTATTAACATAAGATATTTCCTGAGGAACATCTATACCTTTACGAAGAATAGCCGAAGTTGCATCTGTTTTCATTCCCATAGCATTAGCAACACCAAGTAAAGAACCACCAATTAAAGATACTGTTGTAAGTATAGGATCAACAACAGTAGATATTGCACTACTCTGTGATTGAATTAATTCTGTTCCATGTACATTACCACTACTAGCACCTTTAGTACCAACATCAAAGTCCTTCTGTTTATTATTTGAAATTGCTCTTTCAATATCTCTTGTCAACAACATAGCATCTATACCATATGAGGCAGCAGTTCCTTTACCAGGAATAGTAGAAAGAATTGAAGATGTGAGTTCAGCACCTGCTCCCACCCAATCTCCCCTTAAAGCTCTTTCACCACCAAACCATGCTCCAAGTAATAAACTGACAATTGGTATCTTACCAACAGTTGCCTTCATACCAAGTCTCTTAGAACCAGTACCAAAAACTTGTTGACCTATTTCTTTTGCTACTACTCTTTCAGTAGTCTCTTTAACACCTGTCTTAACTACTTGATTAGTTGCTTGTTTTTTTAAAAATCTGTCTGTTATATGACTAAGTGCAGTCTTATAAACTTGCCTACTAGCCGCTTTTACAGAGTATTTTTGCCAATACTTAGCAGGGTTTAATCTACGTGCAATTTTATAAGCATTCCTAAGTCTCCTATTACTAAGAATAACCCTTCTGTAAAGCATACGTTTTAATGGTTGAAGAATCCTACGAGTAGCTACTCCCCACAATAACTGTCCCAAAAAACCACCAAAACTACTTGGTAATCCTATCCTCTTAGCAAACTGCCTTCCTTTTCCAGATTGCTTAATTCTCTCTAACTTTAACTCTTCATCTTTTACTTTTTCATCCTCTATCTCTTCTTCTCTTAGTTTATTCTGAACACCATATAGTTCCAATATCTGATCAAACTTATCCTCTAAAAGTTGATTTTGATTTACAATCAACTTTTGAGTGTCTGCAATACCACCAGCAACAACAGATACCCTACCAGCAAGTTTATCTACCTTATCCTCTGTCCTTACTATTTTACTATCAATACCTACACCAAAAATATTAGATACCTTCTCCCTAAGACTTGGATCCTTAACTTCTATTGAATTAGGATCATTATTACGCTTTAATTCTTTCGCTGCTTCTTTTACTATAGGATCTGCATCACTCTCATCTATAATTCTGTCATCATCCCACTCCTTTACCTTGTCCCAAAGCTTACCAGCTATGAAACTACCTAAATCACCACGATATGTTTTAGTGTAAGATGCCACTATTTACGTTTTGCTTGTTCTTGTTTTTGTTTGAGTTCTTCAAGATATTGCATTAGGAAGGTAGTATAAACCTCTCGTTCCCAAGGTAACATATTCTCAACTTCACTCAAACTGTATTTATGGTACTGCATCAAAGCAAAGTTCATTCTAAAATACCCTTCCAGATTATTCTGGAAGAGTGCTATACGAAAAAACTCTGTAGACCCTCAATGGTATACTCAGAATCCTTTCCAGTATTAGGATTTATTACCGTAAAGGTATGACTCAACTTAGGGCAAGTTTCATAGAACTTTTGAATTTTCTCAAATTGCTTAGTAGTCAAACTATCAACAAATGTGCGGAATTCCTTCTTAGTTGTTGTTGAAGAATCATAGACTTCATCTTCATCAAAGATCTGTTCTATTGAATCTGCAATAAAATCATAGACTTCATCTGTCTTCATCTCCCTCTGCAAAAACTCCCTTTCAACAAATTGTTGCATACTTGGATATTTCATAATAATACCAGTTTTATCATCAAACATGATTTGCTTATTATGTCCTTCTGGCTTAAAGACATTAATATCATCAATACTAACCTTTGCTTCTACCTGAGTCTCATTGTCATCAAGACAAGTAACATTAAGACTAATGACTTCCCCAATAGATGCTGCTCTAATCTTTAAAAAGATATATTCAAGATCAAAACTAGGTAGTTGATCTACCTTAATTCGTGAAATAACGCAATTTTTCAATAAATCCTTAACTGCGTTAGTTACCTGTTTTTCGTCTTCTGACTCAAGTGCCAATAATAGCACTTTTTCCTCTTTTACAAGAAATGGGCGATATTTAACAGTTTTGCCTGTAGAGGGTAATTCAAGTTCATACGTAGGATACCCAATTTTCGGTAATGCCATAAAAATGATTTCAAGTCGTATATTTATATATGCGACTTTTTTGACGAAAAATATGCCGAGTAAATTTTTCCGAATTTATGGAATCAAGAAATCGGATTTCCTACAGTATTAGCGTACTGATGATCGTTACC